GTGGCCTTGATTGGGCGAGTACCATGTCAAGTGGTAGGTAAGATATCCAAAGGAGATCGACTGGTGTCCGGAGATCAACCCGGAACAGCTATGGCTTTAGATATTGGCCAATATCAACCAGCTTGTATCATTGGCAAAGCACTGGAATCATATAATTCAGACCAGCCCGGCATCATAGAAGTGGCTGTGGGCAGGACCTAATGGATGCAAGATATCGTCGAGACTACGCTGGCGAATTTGTCATACTAGAATCAATTTGGTCTGGCGGTAAAAAAATTCAAAATCGAGAATGGATTGCCAACCCCATTGAAAATCATCATATCTCAGGCCGTGCAGCCTGCATTGGCAGTGACATTGATAAGAAACGTTTTAATTATACCAGATTACAACGGCACCGCGGCGGCTTGCTAGGCAGTAAAAAATTACAGACTTATGGCACTGGTCCTATCGCACAAGAAATGCGACTGGATTTCACAGTCACAACCAATGCCGAAGAACTGACTAAAATTTTAGAAACCAAATATCAAGTCAACAATATTGTATATACCACACCAAGATACTGTATCACTTACCCAGGTGAATTTTATCTCATTCCCATGAAGCCCAGGATTGTGGACTTGGCCACAGCAGTATATCTGGCCGCATTTGATGGGCATCAAGAGATTTTTTTATTGGGCTACAACGACGAAACAGTCGGAGGACATTCAGACTGGCTTAGTCATCTCACTGGTATTTTTTCTGCCTACACTGGTACCAAATTTTATTTGGTCGGGGAGCCCACTCGCATGCCCGATGTCTGGGTCAATTGCGACAACGTGCAGTGCATGACTTATCATGATTGGGTTGGTTACTGCGACGTGTGAATGCCAGATTCTATAATCTGTATTTTGCTTTGTACCGCTTCAAAATTTACTGTTGACCAAAGACCTGGATGCATGGGTTTGGGCCAAGTGCCTGAATCAATCCAGGCATAGCCAAGGTGTTCGTGGTTGAGCGTGGGCACAAATTCGCTTTCTACGCTGCAGTAAAAAGTATGATAAGCAAATCCTCCGTCGACCGTGGTAAATTTTTCAATGGGAATCAGGCGCATGAAATCAGGAACAAACCCTAGTTCTTCTCTGCACTCTCTAAACATGGCATCTCTCAGACTCTCACCCGATTCAATGCGACCACCAGGTAATCCCCAACTTCCAGGATGCTTGGGGTCATTTCGCATGAGATAAAGATAGCGTCCGGTGTTTACGGCATAGAACCAAACACCTACAGCATTTACAGCACTAGGCTCCATGTGCCTCCAGCATACAATCCTTGATAGCTTTTGACCCATGCTGTACCAGTCCAGCGATATTGCAGTTCTGTTGTGAGATTAGTGACATACTGTATATTATCTGGACTTGAGGTCGAGTCAAAAGAAATCTGCCACCGCGATCCATCGTATTCTACAATGTCATTGGCATGAGCTACCAAGGGTTGTCCGTCGGTGCCTTCCCAGGCATCTGGATTAGACAAACCTGGATTATCGTAAGATCCGGTGGCCTGTGTGAAAAGATATCGTTGTCCAGTGGTTGCCGCAGGCAATCCAAATCCGGGGCCACTGAGCAAAGGATCGATCACGGCAGTGATCGGATCCAAGGTGTTAGTCGGAACTGTTCCTTCGTTGACTGTAAACAACAGGAATCGATCATCGGTTGGATCATAGGCCACAGTACCGGTCACATCGGTACCATCTGGTTGTTCTAAGGTAATATAGCTGATTCCGGGTCTCAAAGTTCCATACATGCCAATCACGCTGTGCCATAACAAATTGCTAGAAGGACTGTCGGGCGGAGTCAAACTTTCATTAGATTCATCTACGACCTGTTGTTGACGCAATGCCTGTAGTTTGTTGTTGATCAATAGGACCTGATAGCCATAAGGAGTAAATCGTTGACGAGTACCCAGCAACAAATCACTGTTGGTCAGGGCGTTGCATAGATCTCCTTGTGCATCATAAACTGAAGCAATGATGCGCTCAACCACACCCAACTTCTTGACCTTGGCTGGAGGAGTGATCCACATGGGCAAGGTAAATGTCAATGTGGCAATGTCTATAGAAGTGTCTGCATTGACTGGAATGGTTCGGTTGGTCCATCGGCTGTCTTTGAGATACAAAACAGTGAGGCTGGTCCAGTCAATGTAGTTGTCAGTGCTTTGTATTTCCAATCCTGGATTAAACAAGGTCAAAATCTGTTCCAGCAGTTGCATTTTTTGATTGGTGTTGCTGGTCCATATATCCAGATTTATAGTCATCTCATAGGGCACAGGCATGGCACGTTCAATGGTAAAGGCATTGCCTTGCGTGGTTTCGTAGGTCTCGGTATCAGGGTCATAGGTACGTTGGCGCACAGCTATTTTGTCCACGAAATACGGTTCTTGCATTCTGGGACGATCATATTTCAAATCAGTGATATAAAATGTCATCAATGGTGTGGATGGCATGTCGTTTGCCGAGTTGTTTTGCAGTATGGTCTGTGCCTGCCGGCTAGAATCACCGTACCTTACTGGTACACGAATCAAGGTATCAGATTCAGGATCAAAACCCGGACCTTGGCCGGCTTGATTGGGACCATAGGCCACGTCAAAGTTACTGAACACTCGTGCAAACTGTAATAGAAATCGACGGATCTGTCCATCATAAAAAAATTGTGCCATTATCTTCCTGGAGGTCTTGGGTTGGGTGGCAAGTCGCCACCTTGATCACCGTTGTCGGGTGTGATTTCTAGTATCTTGCTGAGACTTTGTCGACTTGGTATATTGCCAACATCGGTAGTAGGCACAGTATAGGTGTTGTTGACAAAACTGGCTCGTTGCGTGAGTGCCTCGGCAGCATAATCAAGATCGGTCCTGACATTGTCAGTGATGGCTATCCAAACACGTCCATCAAAGCGGAACAGGCGATTAGGAAAATAATCCAATCTCAAACAATAATCGCCCAGCACAGGAGTAGGAGGAAATTGCACGCCCGGAGTCACAGGCAATCCGTTGGGCGCATGAGTTGATCCTGTCAAATAACCTTGTGCGTATCCAAATCCGTTAGGGGTTATTCCTTCACCGGTCTGTGTGCCGTCCACTGTGTTGGTGGTATTGTCAGCGGTGAGTCCAGCATTGGCAGGTTCGCCGTTGGGTCCTGTGGGTAAAATATAAAATTTAACATTGTCATAGCCACTCAGTGGCACATCTTCATAGGCCTGTGTGAGTATGGCGTCGTTGATCTGCAGATCTTTGGGTCTGGTACTTTGTTTGTCTCCCACGGTGTTGGGATTGGTGATTTCGGTCCAGTATGAGGTGTTCGAAATGTCTGTGCCCGGAGGAACATTTTGCGAGGCCTGATAGTAGGTGCCACCGTTGTTGACTATTTCTCCTGCGGGATAAAAATTACCCGGATCCCAGATATTTTCTGGCATGAACGGTTGGTCGATGATTTGGCTGTATTCTTGCGCATTGACCATGGGCGTGGCCTTGATACGCCACAGATGTGGTTGCCAGGTTTGGCTGAAGCCTTCGCTGGCAAAATTGGCATCTTGTATCACATAATATCTAGGTAACGCCTTGACCAAACTGGTGTCAAGCGGATGATAGTCTTTCAAATTTGGAACTTCGATCACATCACCACTCATTAGTTTGCGACCCAGGGTATCAATCATGTCATTGTAGTGAAACGTGATAAACAAGGTATCACCATTCAGGAATAGGCCAAATTGGGTAAGGTCAAAGTCCACGTCCTGCGTGCGATACACACCGCGCATGACAAACACATCTGGAGCATACACTCGATCACGATTTTCTAACAGCAACAGATCCTCGATAAACAAAGGATTGGTTGTAGGGTAGTTAGGTATGGTAGCATCGTTGTTGCCGTTGTCGGTGCCAGCTCCTTGCGGCCCAAGATATTTGTGTACATAAATGTCTAATCCGCCCACAGTGTACATTTCGCTGATAGTGCGGTCCAAAAACTGATAGTCGTTGGTTCTGTTGGGGCGGTAAAGGCTCAGGCGTGGCATAGTCTTGTATTTATGGGTCAAATTGACTTGAAAGTCCAAAGCAGTTATAATTAACTACATGGATGAACTGCTAGAACAACTGGATCAAATTGAGCGTAAAATACCACAGATACGAAACAAGGTGGCACGCAGAGATTTAATGAAAATGCTCAAAAACATCGATGCAGCAGTAAACGCTGTCAGTCGTGAAAGTGTGGAGTGTCGACGATTGCACAGAGAAACCTTGCACTATCGAGAATTAGTCAGACAGGCTGAAAAATTGATCTCTAACTTGGAGCAACACCTAACATTTGCGGCACTTTTAAACGGTTGACCAAAAAATAGTAGAAATGCTATAATTATGTTTTACATTCAGGAGATGTCATGAACGCACGAGCCGCCACTGTGATCCGACCTTTGAACCCTAAAGGCGCAGAAACCAAATATGTAGGGCACGAACCCGACTGGAAATTTCAACCCACAGAAGAAAATCGCATCAGTGCATTCAGCAAGGCCTTTGCCTGGTACAACTATCACTATGGCAAGAAAGATGCCAAAGACATGCTGTGTCAGTACTTGGACGTCAATCACCGAGCCAAAGATGCCAAACTCATGCGTGGCATTCCTGACAGCCAAATTCGCCTGACCCCAGCCTGGGTATGCAGGATGACCCTGATGGGCCTGACTCTCAACGAACATGAACAGTGCATCATCGACGAGCAGATCGCCATGATGCTG